TAGTCCCAACTATAACTTGAGCTCCATTTCATTTGAACTCCAACGCAAACTCATCAAGCACTTTGATCTCGAAGTTGCACGCGATAACCTCAAAGATAAAATCATTGAACTGTCCAATGGAAGTACTATTCGTATGGGCAGTCTTGGTACCGTTGATAGTACAGTGGGTCGTAGCTACGACTTAATTATATTTGACGAGGCTGCACTAGGCGAAGGCGGTGAAGCAGCTTTTAACGTTGCACTACGTCCAACACTAGACAAGCCACAAGCCAAAGCTATTTTTATTAGTACGCCTCGCGGTCGTAATAACTGGTTCAGTCAGTTTTATAACCGTGGCTTTGATGACAATTTCCCCGAGTGGATTAGCCTACAAGCTGATTACACCGAAAACACACGCATGGCTGAGTCGGATGTTGCGGAAGCGCGACGTTCGATGTCAAAAGCCGAATTTGAACAAGAATACCTGGCCTCATTTACTGTATTTGAGGGTCAGATTTATGCCCTAAAAGAAGATGATATTTGTGAGATTCCTGAGGACCTCCGTGGCGAGGCGTTTGCTGGGTGCGACCCTGGTTACCGAGACGCTACTGCTCATTGCACTATCGTGTATGATTGGCACCGCGATTGCTTTTTTATTGTCGACGAATACCTAAAATCAGAAGTTACCACAGCTGAACATGCAGAAGCGTTTACACAGTTTAACGAACGTCATGGTGTTGAAGTTACCTTCATCGATTCGGCAGCTGCACAGTTTGCTAGTGACTTGGCTTACTTGTACAACATTTCAACCACCAAAGCCAAAAAAGATGTGCTTCCAGGTATTGCTTATGTGCAAACACTATTACAACAAGGCAGATTAAAAGTAGCTCCACACTGTACAAACGTACGAGCAATGTTTGATCAATATCGCTGGGATCAACGCGAGGGGCTGCAACGTGAACGTCCCATGCATGATCAATATAGTCACATGGCTGATGCTGTTCGCTATGCACTGTATACCTATACGGTATAATGCCACAAAAAATTTTAACATTGACTTTTTGTTGCTTTTGGGCTATAATACTAGGTAATTGTGGTGCACTTTGTACCCCTTGGAGAGTCTCATGGATAAAACAGAATATGAAGCAATGCTAAAAGCAGCATTTGCCAGTGAGTTTAGTTTCTTTTTAAAAGCCGCTAATTTTCATTGGAATGTTGAAGGTAGCTTGTTTCCACAATACCACGAACTGTTTGGCAACATTTATGCCGAAGTTTATGGTTCGATTGATACATTTGCTGAACAGCTACGCGCACAACGCATTTATGCGCCTGCAAGTTTTGAAGTGTTTGATGACATTTCGCTGGTGGACTGTCAAGAAGGCGTACCCAATGGTATGCAAATGACACAAGAGTTACTGGCTGATTCAGACACAATGGCAGAATTATTACGTGCAGCTTATACAGCTGCTGAAAGCATGGGCGATTACGGCTTGGCTAACTTTTTAGCAGATCGTCAAGACGCACATCGTAAGCACTCGTGGATGTTACGTTCAACACTAAAGTAAATGGCCAAAAACACAAACAAGCGGATTCCTGTAAAGTGGGTTCGCGACAGGGCTAAAGCAGCCTATGAAAAGAAAGATCGGTGTTTTATCTGTTCAAGTTCACAAGATTTAGAACTACATCACCTACATTCAGTTACTATACTCCTAGATAAATGGTCTGAGGCTAAGGGTTACGATATTTCAACAGATGCCGGTATTTTAGCTGTGCGAGATGAGTTTATTGATGAGCACCGAACAGAGTTATATGATCAAGTTTACACCCTTTGTAATCGTCATCATGTAGCGCTACACAGTGTTTATGGTAAGGCTCCCCGCCCTGGCAGTGAGCCCAAACAGGCTCACTGGATAGAAACGCAGCGTGCAAAACATACTGGTGAAGCTGCTGAAACAGTTGTAGTACCCAAAAAGAGCTTTGGTAGTTTTTTCTCAGAGTTCACTTAAGGGAAAAACTATGGCATGGTTAGATAATACTCGCACTTGGATTGTAGAAAAACTTAATCCAGCGCAAACTCGTATTGCTCAAGAAGCAGGTACACAAATTGGTTCGGAAAGCAAAGTAACATATAAACAAGCTTTCCAGAAGTTAGAGTCGGTTAATCGTAGTGTGAGTATGCTTGTTAATGCAGCAGCTTCACTTGATTACGACGTAAAAGATAAGGTCGCAGAAGGCATTGTTAGTGGAATTCGTCAAAAATCACTCAACACACTTTTAAACTTCCGCCCTAATCCTTATCAATCAACACAAGAATTCCGTCAGGCAATCTTTACAGACTTGATTTTAGAAGGTAATGTATTCATACACTTTGATGGTGTATTTATGTATCATCTGCCTGCAGGTAATGTAGAAATTTTAACTGATACCAAAACGTTTATCCGTGGATATCGTTATAATGGTATGGTTGATTTCAAAGAGCCAGAAGTCTTTCACTTCCGTGATTTGAATTCGCATAGTATATATCGCGGCGCTAGTCGCCTTGAAGCAGCCCAAAGATCCATTGCTACATTATACGCAATGAAAGAGTTTCAAGAAAACTTCTTTGATAACGGAGCTGTGTTTGGTTTAGTACTTACTAGTGAAAACACACTTTCACAAGTTGCAAAAGAAAAAACAATACAATACTGGTTACAAAAATATTCAACTAAACAAGGTGGTAAACGTCCTGTGATTTTGGATTCAGGATTGAAACCTGCACAAGTATCAAATCAAAACTTTAAAGACATGGATTTCGATCAGTCTATTAAAACACATAATGAATTGATTATGCAATGTATTGGTATTCCGCCTATTTTATTAGCTGGTGGAAACAACGCTAACATTAGTCCTAATTTACGCTTATTCTATTTAGAAACAGTAATGCCGGTAGTTCGTAAATTCGTATCTAGTTTAGAACGATATTACGGATATGATGTTGAAGCAATTACTGCTTCGGTATCAGCACTGCAACCAGAATTAAAAGATATTGCTGCTTATCATTCGACACTAGTCAATGCAGGCATCATTACAGCTAATGAAGCAAGAAAAGAATTACGTTATGAACCTATTACAGGTAATGACGAAATAAGAATACCCGCTAATATCGCGGGTTCGGCTGCTGATCCGTCGAAAGGTGGTAGGCCCACAGATAATCAGCAATAAAGGGGTAATATGGTAGATAAAAGTAAAGTACTGTTTCTAAACAGTTCATTTATCAAGAGTACTGCCACCGACGGAAAAACAGCTAGTATAACAATTGAAGGGTATGCAAGTACCACAGATGTTGATAGACAGGGCGATGTTGTTCCTGTAAGCGTTTGGGAAAAAGGTATTCAAAATTACTTGAAAAATCCAGTAATTTTAGCATACCATGACCATAGCGAACCAGTTGGTAGGATGGTAGAGCATAGAATTGACGGCAAAGGATTATGGATTAAAGCCAGAATCTCTTCAGCAGCCAGTGAAGTGTTCAATCTTGTAAAAGACGGCGTTTTAACGGCGTTTAGTATCGGATTCCGAATCGTAGATGCGGAGTACAATTCAGCTGCAGAGCTGTTTGTGGTAAAGGAATTGGAACTACATGAAATTTCAGTAGTATCAGTGCCAGCTAATCAAAATACACTATTTAGTCTTTCTAAGGCGTTTGATACAGCCGAAGAATTTAAATCTTTCAAAATGCAGTTTGCACCCAACAGCGAATCAGCTAAAGGGCTAGAATCCTCAACGGAAGCAAGCAGCGAAGTCAAAAAGGAAATGGAAATGGATCCAAAACAATTAGAACAACTGTTAGCTGATGCAGCTAGCAAAGCGGCTGAGCAAACTGCAAAAGCCATCGCCGATACACAGGCAAAAGCATTAGCTGAAAAAGCTGCTGCTGACAAGGCTGAAGCCGAATTAGATGCACGCGTTAAAGCCGCTGTTGCCTCTATCTCTACTGGTGACACAGGTGCTGAGCGCTTGTTGGCCGAAGTTGAGAAGCGTTTGGAAAAAGCTGAAGAGTCAAGCAAATCAGTTATCGCTGGTTTAGAAGCTTCTTTGAAAGAAAAAGCTGCTGAAATCGAAGCAATTACAAAATCTAAAATGTCTTTCCAAGAAGCCAAAGACGGTATGTCTTATGCTGACAAAGAAAAGGCAGTTTTATTGTCTAAAATGGCTGGCAAGTCAGTTGACGGTACACGTACTGGTCGCGAATTAGTGCAAAAATACGGTGCTCACGTGCCTTCAGCTACATGGGAACTCGAAGTTTCTTTGAATCTTGAGTCTGAAGTTCGTCGTCGTTTGGTTGTTGCGCCTATTTTCCGCAACATTGCTATGCAAACCAACGTGATGACAATCCCAGTGAATCCAGAAGCAGGTACTGCTACTTGGGTTACCAACGCTGACTTTGGCGCCGTGCCTGCTACCTTGGGTGCAGCTGGTCCTTCAGCTGGTGGAAATGCCACACACGCTCTCAAAGAAATCACTTTGAATGCTTATAAACTTGCTACAAACGAGTATACCGCATACGAAGAAGAAGAAGATGCTTTGTTGGCTTTGATGCCAATCATCCGTGATGGTATGGTTCGTCGTGTTGCTCGCGCTGTTGACAAGGCCTTCTTGTTAGGTGCTGGTTCCGGTTCTGATCCTGTTAAAGGGTTGTCAATCTGGGCTACTAACACCACTGCCACAGGTAACACAGTTGCTGCTGGTATGAACGTTGCCAAAATGCGCACATTGCGTCAAGGTTTGGGTGCTTGGGGTCTCGACCCAGCTGAAGTAATTTATATCGTTAATACCGATACATATTACCAATTGCTGGAAGACACAACCTTCCAAACAATGAACCAAGTTGGTACACAAGCTACATTGTTGACTGGTCAAATCGGTCAAATCGGTGGTAGCCCAGTGTTGGTCTCCGCAGAGTTCGCTTCCCCAGGTACTGGTGTTGCTGGTGCTGTCTGCGTGAATCCAGGCAACTTTATCGTTGGTAACCAGCGCGGTCTCCGTATCGATACCCAAGAATTGGTTGAAACACAGCGTCGCGTTATGGTGGCTAGCCTCCGTACCGGTATGACACGTGTTACTACTAACTTAGGTAACGCTGTTACAGCTCACAAGTACACAGCATCCTAATCAGATAGTGTAATTGTTAACAAGACCCTTCGGGGTCTTGTTTTATAAAGGTATAATGTGCCTTTATAAAACAAGCGAGGTATTTATGGCAACAAACTTAGTAACAAAAGCAGAATACAAAGCTTACATGGGAATTACTAGCACAAATTCAGATACAGAAATTGATTTCTTAATACCCAAAGTCAGCGAATTAGTAAAAACATATTGCCGTCGTACCTTCATTGATTTCTACGACGAGGCCAAAATAGAAGTATTTGATGGCGGCTTTAAACAAATCATCTTAAAAGAAACTCCAGTAGTTTCGGTTAATTCAGTGGCTTATAGCGCAGACTATGGTAAAACTTACACTAATCTTGCAAAGTTCACAGATTATGTAGTGCGTGACGATTACGTACTTAGTTTAAATCCTATGGGATTTCCAGAACAAATTAATGGATACAGAGTAAATTATTTTGCAGGATACGAAACAGTGCCTGGCGATTTAAAATTAGCTGTGTTAGATTTAGTTGAGTACTACTCTAAAAACAACGGTGCTGTACATAGTACCCGTGATATTACTCCTAATACTACACAAATTACATATGTAGCTTCAAGCAACTTTCCTGCATCGATCAAACGCGTGTTAGATCAATATATGGCGGACTTTACATGAGCGCAGAGGCTTTCAGACGTACGTTAAATAATATACCTGAACTAAAGCAGTGGGCGTCTGGTCAAAGGAACACAAGTTCTATTTTACAACAGACACGTGAGTCTAGTAGAGCTGAGATAGAAAACTCAACTGTAGATTTGATAATTCCACTACAACAACTTAAAAGCATATTAGGCGACACTACCGCTAATACTATATTTAATGAGATAAAGTCTGGTAAATACCTACAAGCGCCTGAGGCTGTAGTTTATCATAATACTGCTGGACAAGAAACAGTTGTATTTCAAGGATTAAACTTCAGGAATTTAAATAAATCAGTTGGAGGCTATTTACAACAAATAGCTAAAGATGCTGGTGTAGATAACGCCGACGGCATATCGGAAACAGTTTTAAGCGAAATAAAGAATAGAAAGTATGATAAGGGCCACGTTTATGGATGGGCCAATACTTTATTGCAACGAACAAAAGGCAGCATAGGCGAAGCATTAAAAGATCCTAGACGCGGAGTACCCGCTGTACAGCTAGAAAAAGAACTCGGAGCATTAAATCAGTTCATAGATACCCTACTAGATATTGTAGAAGAATACGATGAAGCTACTAGTGATATCAAAGGTTTAAAAACTAAGTTAGGTGCTAAATATCGTAAAACTGATTCTAATTGGCTTATTGAATGGCAAGGTAGTGCTGAACAACAGCGAGCAGGTAGTGCAGTTGCACAAGTTGTTGGTAAGCAAAACACAGGTATTCGCGGATTTTTAAAACAAGTAGGTTACAGCAACCAAAGCTTAGTAGAAAAAGCATTAGATAGCATGGTAGACGGGTTTATTAAACAAGGTTTACTATCCGAAGGCTCCCAAAGCTTAGTAGAATTAGAATCTTCACCCGCCATTGTAAAACTAATCGAAGATCGACTAGTTGCTACTATTAGCGGTAAAAAGCGAAAACTAAAAAGCGAATATACAGGAACAATAGGTAACTTACCTGACTTAACTATTAGAAACGTTGTAGGAGCTGATAAAGCTAAAGCAGATATTAGAAGAACTAAGGCTGAATTAAAAAGCTTAAAGCAAAAAGTTAATAAGGCAAAGCAAGAAGTAAAAAAGCAAGCCTTGCCAAAAACAGTAAATTTAGTAAACTTACTTGCTATTTTAAACTCTCAGATACAAGACGTAGTCAGTGCTAATATGGGTGATGGAACCCGAAAAGATATACTTAATTATAGGACAGGTAGATTTGCTAGTACAATTAATATAGATCATCTTACTATGAGCCGTGACGGTTTAATAAGTGTATTCTATAGTTATATGAAAAATCCGTACGCAACTTTTAGTGCTGGTGGTAAACAACAGTCACCAAAAACCCGCGACCCTAAACTACTAATTGGTACTTCTATAAGAGATATTGCCTCACAGGTAGTTGCTAATAAATTAAGGGCTATATCCATATGAGCAAAAGAAACAGTATTGCAAGAGCACTTGCAGAAAAATTAAAGATAATTGATGGTACTGCTCCTTATACAACAAACTTGTACGATAACTCTTATGCAAAACTAAAGTTCTGGGACGAGATTCAAGATTTTCCAGCGGTATATTTAGTACCAGGCACAGAGGTTCGTGAGTACCATCCAGCTGATTTTACTTGGTGTTTTTTAAACATATCTGTAAAAGTTTATGTCAGAGACCAAGATAATCCTCAGTTTGCACTAGAAACCCTAATACACGATTTAGAGACTTGTATCAATAAGAATCGCGTATTAGTGTACGACCAGGATAACAGCCTGGAAACGACTGAAATATTAATTCAGTCTATAATGACCGACGAAGGGCTGTTAACGCCATACGGTGTCGGAGAGATGAACCTACAAGTGCGCTATGCACTACAATAACGTTACCGGCACCAACGCAGATAAATGTCTAGTAGGTGTGCCTTACGTTCCAACCACAAGGAAATAAAATATGGCATTTAATTTAATTCGTAATAGTCGCGTATTTTACACAAGCAATGTAGATGCAACTACAGGTGCAGTTAAAACTACGGGATTCACTACGGCTAATACCCGTGAAATTCAAGTTTTGGAAGGATTTTCATTCTCACAAAACACTACTTCAGAAACAATTACACTAAACGAAGCCGGTGCTGCACCAGTTCGTGGACAGCGTAGCTTTAATACTGCACTTGACCCTGCTGATTTTTCGTTTACAACTTATATGCGCCCTGCAGATATTGGTACAAATATCAGCTGTGAAGAATCCGTTTTGTGGAACGCAATGTTCTCGGCTTCTGAAATTGGCGGTGCAAGCCCTGCCTGGACAGACGGTACTACTTCAGCAACTTGCGTAGTTACTAATTCAGACAAACACCAATTGCTGGCTTTTGGTATGATTATTGTAGTTGACGAAACTACTTTTGTTATTGACAATTGCGTGTTGAACACAGCTACTATCGACTTTGGTTTGGACGCTATTGCTTCAATTCAGTGGGCCGGACAAGGCGGTGTGTTGCGTCAAATCACTTCACCAACAATCGGTGCAGGAACTTTAAGCGGTT